ATAGCAAGCTATTGCCGGCAACTAAATGCCAATTTAACGTCTTCCGACGTTGGATTTGTCTCAGTTGTCAAATAGTTTCCTATTATCGACTAAGCCCCAACCATGGTCTTCTTATTCTTTGAGTAAGATGAGCCCAACTACTTTCCAGTAGGTGGAGTCTATAGCACTACGATTGTGCTAGGTCCCATATGTTAAATCTACTTACAGTAAAATGTAAGTTAGATTTCTCTGGGTTAGCACCCTGGAGAAGAATTCAAGATTTGACATATGGATCACCTTTAATACTAAATTATGCTACAAATATTTTTATAACACAACTTAATATTAAAAGACACTTTGAAAAGAAAGCGTGGATAAAACTCATTGAGTTTTTCCCTTTTCTTTCCTTAGTGTTGTGATCTTATTCAGTCCAAGAATTCAAGAAACCATTTAAGATCTTATTTGCACGCATATCTTCCTTGGTAAAGAAGAGTGGTTTCACCTTTACTTTTAAGTACCTTAAAGAGGTACTTAGAATATTGGTGCGACGCTTAGCAAATGTAGAAGTTGAGAAATCAACATCTATTTTTGTTAAGACTGATAAAATCGGTTTCCCTGTAATCATTCCCAAACTCTTGAGAGATAGTATCCTTAATAAGGAATTACCTACTCATAAGCGTAAGAAGCTTATAGGTGCTTTAATTACCTGTATTAGTATACATCGGGTTTTTCCTACAAAGGTTGAACCTGATCTTTCCACAATCCTTTCTCCTTTTAGTGGATTGTCCCAAACATTGGACAATTCTTTATTGATTAAATCACTAAAGGGATTGGGGTTGTATAAGAAATATACTAATAATCTTAGGTGTTCACTTTACTGAAGTGAAGCTGCTGGGCCCAATAACATTATTGCAGGGTTTGGGTCTATTAATGATGCTTTAGCATTATTTTCTAGACTTGATATCCTACTTGGTGTTATTAAGACATTATTCTTTAGGAAGAATATAGGTTTAATCCTATACCTCCTTGGAATTTTGTGTCTATTTGGACCAGTCTATATCATTTTATCCTTTCTAGGTTATATTCCTAGTTATAAATTAGGTAGATTATCTGTGGTTCGTGACCAGGCTGGAAAAGCAAGAGTTATAGCAATAACTTCTTACTGAATCCAACTTTGTCTTAAACCACTTCACAAATTTCTTTTTAATAAATTAAGAGAAATGAGTGATGTAGATGGTACTTTTAATCAAGATCATCCATTTGATAGGCTTCTTAGAAGAAATTCTAAGATTAAACCTACCTTGTATGGTTTTGATTTAAGTGCAGCTACGGATAGACTCCCGATTATACTCCAGGAAGATATATTAAAACTTATTGGTTTTAATTTACCTTGAAGGCTTTTATTAGATATAGATTGATTTCTAAATTTTGAAGCCCCAATAAAAGTAGAACCTATGTTCTACCCTTTTGGGGAAGTTCAAAATTTAGATTTCGGCTCCACTAGAGACTTAGCGTTACCTTTTAATCGAGGTACTGTTAAAGTTGATAGTGTCAGATATATCGTCGGGCAACCGATGGGTGCCCTTTCCAGTTGAGCTATGCTTGCTATAACACATCATGTGATTGTTAAAGCAGCCTCAATTTTGGCTGGAAAGGAAGATTTTAAGGATTATTGTATTCTTGGTGACGAC